TCACCGAGGAATGCGAAACGATCGACATCTCGAACCGAAGCAACGTCGGCACCGGCGCAGGCCGCAAGGCGTTCCTCGCTGGCTACACCACTCGGACGTGGGAGATCGAGTGCCACGACGCCGACGGCGTGATCACGTCGCTTGAGGCGGCGAATCCGACCGGCTACACGGTCATGAGCGTGTCGGAAAACATCTCGCTTGATGGTGCTGTGACCTATTCACTCTCGATCAAAGAGGCGTCGTGACGCATGGCGATCACGCTGGGTAAAGACTGCTCAATCGTGCTCGATAGCGGGCAGATCCTCAGCGCTCGCAACGTGACGCTGACAGAGTCTGCCCGCACGATCGACGTGAACGCCTACGGCAGTCGGTACGCAGCGGTGTACAGCACGGGCTATGAGTGCAGCGTGTCTGTCGAACTGAACGACGCAGCGGATCTGGGCACGGCGTTCCAGAAAATGCACACGGGCGGGACGTTCCAAGTCAGCGGCGGCGCTGGCGGGTTTTCGTTTCTGGCGGTGATGACTGGGATTTCCGAGACAGACCCGATTGATGGCGTGGCGTCCTTTGTGCTCGAAGGTCGCATGACCGATCCGGCTCTTGCGAGGTAGTGGGATGCGTGAGTTTCGTGATGACCAGGGCAGACCGTGGCAGGTGGCGTTGACGGTGGCGTCGGCGCTTCGTGTCCGTGACAACGTCACGGTCGATGTCGTGGACGAAGAGAGCGGCGAGCGCAAGGCTGTGCCGTTCGACATGGTGGACGCTGCGAACATCTCGCAGACGTTCCAGGTTCTCCGAAGCCAGTACGCAAAGATCGGCGAGATTCTCTACGCAATGCTCACCAAGCAAATCGAAGCGAAGGGGCTGTCGAAGGAAGACTTCCTTGACGGTCTTCGTGGCGATTCGCTGGACGCTGCAACGAAAGCACTAGAGCAGGAACTCGTCGATTTTTTCCCCCAGCGCCTCCGCAAGATGATCGGGCTTCTCGCTCAGAAGATGGACGAAGTAGCAAGCGAGATGCTCGGCAGAGCGGAGGCGGGGCTGGAGAAGGCGACGATCGAGAGCCTCGCCGGAGCATCTGGGACGCAGTCTGGGAAGCCGCCGGAATCCTCGGAGTCCATCCAGGCAAGTGGACCGTCCGACAGCTCTTCGCCGCTCGTGACAGCCGCCTAGAGCACGACTGGTGGCACACGGCAAACCTTCTCGCACAACAAGCGAACCTGAATAGAGACAAGCACACGCCGAAAGCCGACCCTCGAAAACTCAACCCGTACGCAAAGAAACCAAAGCCGAGACAGGCGACGCCTGATGATTTGAAACGCCTCTTCGGCAAGGACTGGCAGAAACACGTATGAGTTCCGCAGCAGTCAGAGCCGGTGGCGTATTTGTCGAGATCGGTGCCGATCCGAGGAAGTTTTTCTCGGCGTTGTCGAAGGTCAACAAAAGCCTCGGCAATATGGGCCGCTCGCTCGCCTCTGGCGGCGGCAAGCTGGCGGCGGCTGGCATTGGCATGGCGGCACCTATCGCCGCTGCCGTGCGTCAGGGTGCAGCGTTTGAATCGACGCTGCTCAACATTCGGGCGAGCACGGGTGCCACCTCGGCGCAGATCGACCAGATCAAGGCATCGTCGATGGCGATGTCGCAGGCTCTCGGCGTCGGGCCGACGGAAGCAGCGGAGGGGATGCTGGCGCTGTTGAAGGCTGGCATGGAACTTCCAGACGTCCTCGGCGGTGCCGGGAAGTCTGCCTTAGAGTTCGCCAGCGTCGGCCAGGTTGCCGTTGGAGATGCTGCCGAAGTTCTTACTGACATCATCAACGTCTTCGGCGGCACTGCTGCCCAAGCGGCCAACGTCATGTCATCTGCGGCAGACTCTTCCAGCGTGTCAATCGATCAGATGGTGCAGGCGTTCTCGCAGGCGTCGGCTGTTGCGAAGCAAGCAGACCAGTCTCTGTCGGACACCTCGGCGGCGATTGCGATCCTTGGTGCGGCAGGCATCAAAGGCTCAGACGCCGGCACGTCGCTCAAGTCCATGTTCTTGCGGCTCATCAACCCGGCGTCTGATGCCGAAGGGGCACTCAACTCAGTCGGGCTTACGGCAAAGAGCTTCATTGATTTAAGCACTGGCAAGATGAAGGCGATGCCAGAGATGTTCGACATGCTTAATCAATCGCTGTCGTCAAAGGCACCGGACGAGGCAAGGCGAATACTGGCTGAGATTTTCGGCTCTGACGCTGTCCGTGCTGCCGCCGTATTTACGAAGGTCGGCAGCGAAGGCTTCGCCAAGATGTCTGAGAAGATGAAGAACGCTCTGCCGGTCAGCGAAAAGTACAAGATGATGATGTCTGGACTCGCTGGCTCCGGTGCCAACGTCCTCGCGGCGTTGCAGCGGATGGCTATCGCCGTCTCTGACGCTGTGGCGCCGGCTCTCGCCAGCGTCGTGCCGTTCATCACCGGCTTCATCGACGGGCTGACTAAGCTGGCGACTGACAACAAGGAAGCGGTCGCGGCGTTTGCGAAGTTCGCTGTGGCTGCCGTCGCGGTCGGCAGTGCGTTGGTCGGGCTTGGTGTCTCGCTCCAGGTGACGTCGTTCGGCTTGGCTGGAATCGGCAAGGCGGCAGCGTTCGCCTTGTCGCCGCTGACGATGCTGATCGGCGCAGCCTCTAAAGTCGGCCAGAGCTTTGCGCTAGTGGCGATGCCTGCAACGCTTAAGCTCGCAAACTCAATCGGCTCGTCAATGCTGGGAGCGTCGGCGTCCGTCCTGTCGTTCGCCGCCACTGCTGGCGGTGCGATGGCTGGCTTTGCGGCGTCGTCTACCACGGCGCTGGCAGGCTTCGCCGCATCGAGTGTCGCCGGCTTTGTGCGGATGAGCGGTGCCGCCTCGGCTGCTGCTGCGGCGATGTTCCCTGCGTTCTTCACGGGATTCAATCGCGGCATCTCCGCTGGTGCTGGCTTCTTCTCGGCGACACTTCGAGGACTCAACGGCGTCGTGATGGCGTCGAGCACGCTGCGTAGTGCGATGTTCGCTGTGTCTGGTTCCGGCATGGCTCGCTTTGTAGGCGACATCGTCGGCGGGCTGACGCTCACGTATAAGTCGTTCGTCTGGTGGGCTACTGGTGCCACGGCACGGATGGCACAGTACGCCGCCAATCTCACGGGTGCTGTCGGCAAGACGATTGCGTCAACCGCTGCGATGTCGGCAGCGTGGGTAGGCTCTGCCCTGCGTGGCGTGGGTGCATTCGTTGCGTCTGCCGTCGCGGGGCTTGGCTCGTACCTAGCCGCTAGCGCAATGGCTGTCGCTGGCTCTGTGGCGTCTGCCGCTGCCGTCGCCGCTGCATGGCTGGCACCGCTCGCGCCGCTGCTGCTCTTGTCTGCGGCTGCGTTGGGCGTTGGTGCTGCCGTCAAGCAGTTTGCGCCGCAGATCACCAGCGCCTTCTCCAGCCTTGCCGGATACGTCTCTGATGCTGGCGGTGCCATTGCTGGCGGCTTCTCTACAGCGATCTCCGACGGCATCGTCGTCTTGGGCGATCTTGCCACGACTGCCACGACAACTTTCAACGGCGTCTACGAGGCCGTCGCCGCCGGCGACTTGTCGGGTGCGATGGACATTCTCTGGGCTGGGCTTGTCGCTGGCTGGCTGCGTGGCACTGAAGCGTTGATGTCCTACGTTGATCCGTGGGTGGCTGCGTTCCAAGACGTGTTCACGGATATCGGCTCGGGCATCTACATCGCATGGGACACGATCTACACGAACTCGGCGTCGCTGCTCAACACGATGGGGGCCTACATCCTCGGGTTCTTCGACAGCATCGCTAACGGCGTGATGGCGACTTTTGACAACCTTGTGGCTGGCATCCAGATCGCATGGACGAGGGTTCAGGGATTCATCACGGGAGCGAAGGACACGGAAGAGCGGGTTCAAGGGATCAAGGATGAGAACGCTGCCCGTGCAGAGCAGCGACGGCAGGAACGTCCAGGCATTGAGGGACGGACGGCAAAGGCTGCTGAACAAAACGCAGAGCGAGAGCAGGAACGGCAGGACAGAGAGCAAGCCATTCGAGACGACGCACAGGCGACGAAGGACGAGCGGCAGGCGGCGAACCAGCAGCGAGCAGACGACCGTCGTGCTGGCGTCGAGGCGGCGGAAGGAAAGTTGGCTGAAGCCACGACCGGCGCGAGTGAACGCCGGAAGGACGCCGCCACAGCTGCCAAGCTGATGGACGCTCTCGGGTCTGCGTCATCGCTGGACGACCTGACGAACATCGGCGCAAGCATTGACGCACTGATTGAGCGTGGCAACGTCGGCGGCGACGTGGAGTCAAAGCTACTGGACGCCTATTACGCAGCGTTCTCGCGTGTGAACGTGGCGAC